CCTCCTATATTGAGCTACGTCAATTCAACCCCGACATCACGTTCAAGGTGGACAACGACCGAGTGGCGAAAATCCATAAGGTGGTCGGCGAAATTTTCTAGCATTCCTGCAAAATAGGGGTTGCAATTCTTTGCAATCCTGCTAAACCACAGTTCAACCAATGGAGAGGTTGGACTGATGGGTACGCCAGACTTCACGATTGCCGAATTTCTCGCTTGGGTTCGCACGAAGCCCGCCGGCGAGACATACAACTTCTGCGACGCGGCCCACTGCGCCCTCGGCCAATTCCTCCGCGAAACGCGAAACCTCTCCACCCTCGATTGCTATACGCAGGATATCTATTTCAAAGGCGGGATTGAGCACACGCCGCTCGGCATCGCTTTGTGCGACTGCCAGACGTTCGGCGAGCTTGCTCAGCGCGTTGCGCCGCTGCTCCCTGCCGAGCCCGTCTCCGACACATGGACGAAACCCGACGCATATCTCGCTGAGATCGAAAGTCTGGACGCATGAACCGGCTAGATCATCTCTGGGCGGAGAGTATCCAGAAAGAGGTTGGGCGATTGCCGTTCCGGCACCGCGCCACCCATCGGAGACGGAGCCAATCTACGTTGTCTCCGCGCTTCGCGTGGGTGTCGGCTATCGCGGAGTTCTGCTCCGACATTCGTGACAATCCTCAACTGGCGCTGATCTGCACCATCGGCGGGTTCGCGCTCGGCCTTCTCTTAATCGCCATTCCGGCAATCATTGTCGTGAGGATTTCGTGAGCGCGGTCGCGGACAAGCTGCGCGAAGCTCGGGCGCTCATTGAGCGCGGGTGGACGCAGCTCGTCTCAGCCAGAGATTGCGACGGCAACCCAGTGGATTGTGACCAGCCAAACGCAGTCAGCTTCTGCGCTGTTGGTGCGGTCTCGCGAGCATACGACTGCGATTATGACGCATCGTGTCCGGCGCACGAGATTGTGTCCCGCGTTGTCGGCACGGTGTGGGTGGACCAATGGAACGACGTTGAGGAGCGCACCCAAGCCGAAGTCCTCGCCGCCTTCGACAAAGCCATTGCGCTCGCGGAGTCCGAGCAATGAGCATGAACATCCTCGAATGCGAGCGCTGTCTCAAGGTGCTCCGAACCTACTCCGGAGAACATCTCTGCCCCTCATGTGCGGAAGAGTTGGGACGAAGCACTTGCTCTCCCTGGTGGGGCGATTTCAAAGCGCATCCCGACCGTACAGCAGAGCAGCTTATCCGGGAGTTGCGGTTCCTGATGGGAAAAGCAGCGTGATGGGCGCGCCGGCTTCGCCGTCAGGCCACTCAGCAGAGCCGGAGCCAATCTCCGTTGTCTCCGCCGTTCCGGTGAGTGTCCCTAACGCAGACTTCACCGACTTCGTATGCGCCATTTGCCGCCGCGCCGTTTGTATGCGCTGGAATTACAGCCATCCGAGAATCATCGCGCCACTTTGCTCTGGTTGCGATGGCGGTCATTCGTCGCGCGGCCGCCCCCTCCACGGATCATTCCGCGATCGTCGTGAGGTCATGCGCGGCCTCGCATTGGCGGAGGCTTTGCACACCGAAGCTGTCTGGCAGGCGCATGGATGGAGGTCGCCCTATGCCTCCGCGTGACTATGAAAGCGCGCCTGTGTCTGAGCAGCTTGGCCTTCCCGCAGTAATCGCGGGATTGGTTTCCGACTTAGACGAACTGCGGGCGGGCAAAATCAGCGTGAACGACGCAATCGCGCGGTCGATGCTGGCAAAGCAGATTTTCAACGGCGTCCGCATCTATCTGAACGGCGCGAAGCTGCTCTCGGACGGAGCGCGCCCAGCGTCAGCGATCGAAGCGGGAACCGCCAAGACCGAAGGGCTTGGTCCGAAGGACGAGAGCGCGGTCCCGAAGGGAGACGCCCAATGACCCGGAGGGATTATGCTGCTGCTGTTCGTGCTGGCGATGTGATCGATTTCTGTGATCGCATTTGGACAAATGCCTTCGGCACCGGGCTAGGCGGTCCTGATGGGGACCCGAGCCCTTCGGTCTCGGCGCTTCGCGCGCCATCCCTTTTGCAAGAACAACCAAGGGAGCCGGGTGACGCCAATAACGCGCCCGGTCGCAATTCGTGACGATGGACGTGTACGAAGCGCGAGGCTTTTTCGGCACCGCGAGTTCGCTGCGAGAATACGCGACCGCAATTGACGGTGGCTACGCTGGCGAACTGTGCTCTGCGGACGCGGACTGTATCCGGGGCATCGCCGCTGATCTGGAGAGCCTGGATAGCCGCAATTTGCATCTGATCGGCAAGGTCGGAGACGCGATCTTTGACGAACTATGCCCCGGCGTCCGCTTCACCGCCGAGGATGATGAGAGATACCAAGCCGCCGCCCGCGCAGCCATCGCCGCAATCGAAAAGCATTTCGCAGAGGAGACCGCCCGTGGCAACTAGAGCAGTTCTTAAGCCCGCGAACGCCGAAACGGTCGAGGATGTGCTCGATGCGCTTCCGTCAACGCGAAACATCGCTCAGCGTATCGCCGCCGTCATGGGCGAAGTCGATTACGTCCAGAAGGAAAAGCCCAAGCAGGGGATGCAATACTCCTACGTCAGCCATGACGCGGTGACGGCGAAGGTTCGGCCACTGCTGCACAAGCACGGCGTCGTCTATTATCCCCGCGATCTTCACGTCCAGCAGAACGGCAACCGCACGGAGGCTGTCTTTACCGTTCGCTTCGAGAACGTGAACGACCGCACCGATTACATTGACGTGGCGACGTTCGGCTACGGCGTGGACAGTCAGGACAAGGGGCCGGGAAAGGCCATGTCTTATGGCGTCAAGTATGCGCTGCTGAAAGTCCTTGGGCTGGAGACCGGCGACGACCCGGAGAACGACCAGGGCGAGGACGCCAATTTCAACTCAGGGTTCATCACCGAGAAGCAGCGTGACGATCTGGAGGCACTTGCCGGAGAGGTTGGGGCCGACATTCCCCGGTTCTGCAAATACTTCGGCGTCAAGACGCTCTCCTGCATCACGTCCGACCGCTACAACGCGGCAGTCGAGGCGCTGAAAGCCAAGCGCAAGGAGCCCGCCCATGTTTGAACAGGGCTCGACCGAATGGCTCCTGGAGAGATGCGGCAAAGTGACCGCCTCGCGCATCGCTGACCTGATGGCCAAGACCAAATCGGGTTGGAGCTCGTCCCGCGCCAACTACGCTTCGCAACTGATCTGCGAGCGGCTGACCGGCTGTGTGGCTCCATCCTTCACCAATGCGGCGATGATCCACGGCACCGAGACCGAACCTGAGGCCAGGAGGGCATACGAGTTCTTCGTGGACCGCGACGTTCAGCAGGTGGGATTCGTTCCCCATCCAACAATCAACATGGCCGGCGCATCTCCCGATGGATTGGTCGGAGACGATGGGCTGCTCGAACTGAAGTGTCCGAACACGGCCACGCACATCGAGACGCTTCTGTTGGGAGAAATCCCCGACAAGTACGTGAAACAGATGCAGTTCCAGATGGCCTGCACCGGACGGGCCTGGTGTGACTATGCCTCTTACGACAACCGTTTACCCGAGAGGATGCGGCTGTTCGTCAAGCGGGTCAACCGGAGCACTCCGCTGATCCGGGAAATCGAGGAGGAGGTTACGGCCTTCCTCAAGGAAATCGATGAGACCGTGGCGCAACTCCGCGCCCAGTATGAAGCCGAGAAGGAAGCAGCATGAGCAAGCGAATGACGATCGCCACGCCCCGTAAGGGCAAGGATGCAAAGACCTATTGGACGAACATCGGGACCGCGTGGTTCAACGACAACGGCCAGATCCAATTGGTGTTCGACGCCCTGCCCCTGACGGATTCGGAGGGGCGCTGTGTCGCCAACCTGTTCGAGCCGCGCGAGAAGGTGCAGAGCTATAACGGGGACCCGCGCACGAATAGCAGCGGAAGCGTCAGTCAGCACAATTATGCCGAGGACGCGCCTTTCTGATGGACCTTCCTCGCCGCATACCCAAGGAGCCCAAGCGGGCGTCGCGCTGGAAGTCTCCGGCGCACCTGAAGCACATCAGGTCGTTCGCTTGCTCCAACTGCGGTTCGACGGCGGGGATCGAGGCCGCACACGTCCGGTTGGGGTCGGGTGCGGGGATTGGACAGAAACCCGATGATTTTCGAGCGGTGAGCTTATGCCGGGATTGCCACAGCCGTCAGCATACCGTGGGCGAGGAGACGTTCTGGAACGGACGGGACGTCGAGGCCCTGATTCACGCCTTCAATCGCGAGAGTCCCAAGCGCCACGAGATCGAGACCATCAGACGGGAGCGCGAGCAATGAACGCCATAGTCGCAGCCGACAATATCGAGCGCGCCATAGACGACGCGGAGAACCTGTTTGTCATGGCTGGAAGGGCCAAGGTCAAGGCCGAGGCCGAGGACTTACGGCGGAAGCGGAAGCGCGCTGCGCTCTACGTCAAATACAAGGGACAGGGCAAAGGCGCTGGCGAGAGCGAGCAATTGGCCGAGGCTGACCCCGAATACGAGACCGTCTGCACGGAGTGGGAGATTGCCGCCCTGGAAGCCGAAGTCCTGAAGGCCCAGGCCGAAGCCAAGCGGATGAAGTTCGAGGCATGGCGCACCGCCAACGCGACCGAACGGGCAAGGATGAACCTGCGATGAGGATCTTCTTCAAATCCGAGATAGACGAAAGAAAGCTTCGTCTCCCCTGGTATGAACTGGCCCGTCAGCATCCCGGCAGACGGGAGTGGGTGCATGGACCCTTGCATGAGATGCACTGTAAATGTGCTGCTTGCAGGAAGGTGGCGGCGTGAGTTGGGCGCGCCGCTTCGCGGACGGGCTTTCGTCCCTTCGGGATCGAGCCGCTACGCGTCTCGCCGGTTCCCGCTTCAATCCCTCGCGCTGGCGCTCAGTGCGGGAGGAAATGCCGCCGCTTCACAATCAGGTGCTGGTGTCGCTCAAGGGCGGCGCGGGCTTCGTCGCGGACGTGGCTTGCTACATCGGAAGGCAGGACGAGGGCGGCAAGCAGATCGACCGCTGGATACTGGCGGACGTGCGCTTGGAAACGCGCCAGATCAGCCATTGGAAGCCGATCATGGAGCCTGTGTGAACGCCCACAGCCTCATCCTGGAGACGGGCAAGAGCCCCGCTGAGTGGTGCGAAGTATTCGCATCCAAGGGGCTCTCCATATCGGAGAGGGGCCTGCGGGCGAAGGCTCGCGAACTTGGCGCTTGCCATGTGCTCGGCAAGGCTATGATTATCACGCCGGACCAAATCGACCGGATACTGGAGGGGACATGCTCAAGCCATACAGCCGGGGCGCAACGTGGTGGGCGAAGGGGCGCGTGGAATACAACGGACGCGCCATTACCGGCTACATCCGCAAGAGCACTGGAGCATCTGACGAGGCTGGAGCGCGGGACTGGATCATCGAAAGGGAGGAACGGGAGCGTCGTCGCCATCTCATCGGCGAAGAGGACGCACCGCTGACGTTCGCGGCTGCCGTGATGATGTACGAACCAACCCCCATCATGGCGCGCTACCTGAAGCCCCTGCTGCGCGAGCTCGGCCCGATCCGCTGCGACCGCATCACGCCGGGAATGATCCGCGACCTTGGGCAGAAGCTGTACCCGGATAATTGTACGGACACATGGAGGCGGTGGGTGGTCACTCCGGCCCGCGCCGTCATCAACAACGCGAACGACAAGGGGAAATGCCCGCCAATCAAGGTCAAGGGCTACTCCGAGGCTGAGAGGGTCGCGCAGGACAAGAAGCGCCTGAAGGCGAGCCGACTGGAGCGGAGGCCGGGCGACTGGGCGTGGCTGCTGCGCTTCCGGCAGAAGGCCCCGCAACGTCACGGTGCGCTGGCGCTGTTTATGTTCGCGACCGGAGCTCGCGTCGGGCAGTCGGTCGAGATGACGCCGAAGCACCTTGCCAGACTCAAGGAAGGAAAGGTCATCATCCCTGGAGCCAAAGGCCACGCCGACCGGGAGATTGCAATTCCGCCGGAGCTGGTGGCCGAGCTCGCCAACTTGAAGCCGAAGGTGCCGAGGGGATGGAAGCGCGAGGAGCGCAACAAGCGCGTGTTCGGCTTCGCCTCGTCATGCGGGCCGCTCAAGGCGTGGCGGAAGGCGTGCAAGGACGCGGGGATTCCATACCTCTCGCCGCACGCTGCTGGGCGTCACGGCTTCGGCCAAGAGCACGTCATCCGGCAGGGCGTGGACAGCAAGGCCGTGGGCAAGGTTGGGGGCTGGTCGGACACCGTTTTGCTGGCCCGGACCTACACCCACGCGGAGGACGCGGAAGGTAAGATTTTGGCCGGTTTTCGTACAGGGCTCGTACAAGCAGAAAACGAGACTGGGCTTAAACTCTTGAAAACTGGCTCATAAATGCTGCTGAGAGCAATTCCCTCCGAAGGCAAAGGCCACAGGTTCGAATCCTGTCGGGTGCGCCATCTACACTTGCAGAAACTTGCAGGAACGTGCGCGGAACAAACCGGCACCGCGCGTACAAATCCCGTACAACGTCGCACAGTCAGGGATGATCGGGGGTCATATGAGTGAACTACTGCCTTGTCCGATGTCGGTGTTCGAATGGCTGCCCGAGCATCGGCTATACGTCGCGTCGGGTCTACAGAATAGGCGGGGAGCGCCAACCGAGTTCGCGGCGGGCTGTCGGGACTGCGATATTTTTACCGATCAGTATCGAACTCGCGAAGAAGCAATCGCCGCATGGAACACCCGAGCCAAACCCCAGGAGGGTAGTCATGGATAAACGACAGGATTTGGGCGATTACGCTCTGCGGCCCTTCGGGCTGAGCCACTCTTCGGTGTCTCAGGCAAAGCCCGCTGCCGCTATCGCAGAAGGAAGTGAGGAGAAGTGAGATGACGCTGCTATCTGAAACTCAGATCGGACTTGAAACCGAAGACGATGCCACAATCGAGACCGCGCCCGCAGAGGAGAGTGCCGTTACCATCTCCTTCCGCGACCATTACTATTCCCTGATGAACAACGTGATTTGGTCGTCACCGTTTTCGCGCGAGGAGTGGCTGCCCTACTCGCCCGTAGATATCGATCAGCGCGTTTATGTGAGGCTTGGGGATCGTACCTACACGGGCGGCGAGCATGAACAGTCGGTGGCATCGTTTATCGGAGAGCTCCAGGCGCTCGCGGCGAAGGCACCGAAGCGCGCAACGGCAATAATCAAGCTCGGCACCGGCTATGGCTGCGACGACGAATCCTGCCGCGATCCCGAATGGGAGGTTGGCTACTGGCGTAACCCTACGAAGAAGGAACGCGCCGAACGCGAGGAAACCAATCGCAAGATCGCTGAGCGCGATACCCGCCGAGCCGAAGAGGCCGCCACCAAGGAGCGCGCAGAATATGAGCGCCTGAGGGCCAAGTTCGAGGGGGCGGCAAAATGAGCGACAAATACGTATTGGAAGCCGATCATTCGCTTCGCCAAGTTGATGATTTGGCCGAATGGGCGCGGGCCTTTGAGGCAACGGAGCGCGTGGTCGCGAGGACTGAGATTGAGCCGGGGATTCTTGTTTCAACCGTCTTTCTCGGCATCGACCATTCGTTCGGGCACGGCCTCCCGCTGGTCTTTGAGACGATGATCTTTCGCGGCGGAAATGGCGAAGAGCAGTGGCGATATTCAACGTGGGAAGAGGCCGTGGCTGGGCATGAACGCGCCGTGGCTATCGCCCGTGCCCCGCGATAGCGATGGCACCGCGACAGCGGCGCTATGCGAAGACATAGCGGTCCCTCAGGACTGCCAAGCGCGGGCTGAAAGCATCGCCCAACAAGGGGGCAGATAATGGTAGATGAGCGAGTGACGCTGAAGGAGGTGCACGATGTTTGATCCGACGTGTTTCGTCGTGGACAGTCGCTACGGCTACATCGTGCGGCATGAGGGCTGCGATTACTACCGCCGCTCTGACGTTCCGCTGAAAGTCAGGCTAAACCCGCTTCGCCTCACGATTGGCATCGGCAAAGGTCGCCCCTGCCGCATCGTCATCAATAAGAACGCTTGGATGCACCGCGCGGTTTCCAACTTCCTCTGGCGTC